ACTCTTCTGATCAATATGACGAAGCAGAGAAAGACTCTCGTAGGTCTGTACTCTTGTTGTGGTACATACAGGCAGGTAAGCTTGAGGCTAAAACAAGAAGAGCTGTAACGCAGTAAAAACAAAAGAGGGGGTCACAATTAAGTGGCCCCCTTTCTAGTTGGTACTGTATGTTAGTGCTTACTTAATGCCGTGTACTCTCACAGCTTCTAGTGTCCATAGCTCAAAGCTCTTCAACAAGTTGATAGCCTGCTGTCTCTCCTCGGAGTCGTACACATTGTCGTACACGTAGTCCACCAAGTCAACTACTGAATCAGCCAGTGCATCCTTGAACTCACGCTTCTTACCCATCATAAACTCCTTAGCTTCTTCTTCTAAACGCATTGCATTGACCCTGATGTTAAACGTCAGTTGTCATAGTACTCTATGTGTGGCATAATGTCAACACCTTTAGATAGGTCGTTCTGATTCAAATGTGTACAGGCTCTTGATGATAGTACCCTTTGTATCTTCACAGACAGAGGCATTCTTTCGTAAGTTATCCTCTGCAGGTATTACCTGTAAGTTACCACTCCAATGAGGCCCACCATCTGCTAGAGGCCACATATGATCTACGTGATGCTCTACCCCTGTGGCTTGACTTAGGATATTACGCAGTCTGTAGGTTTGTACAAGGCGCTCCTTCTCTTTAGGGCAGTCTCGTAGGTGTACTGGTATTTGTTTACGCTTCAAGGCTCTACGCCGTGCTTCATCTGCACTTACCCTTTCTTTGTTAGCTTCACGATAAGCTTTTTGGTAAGCTAATGCAGCTTCTTTGTTAGCTTCATAACGAGCTTTTTGTTTAGCTAATATCTTTTCTCTATTAGCTTTCTTATAAGCTTTTTGTTTAGCTAATATCTTTTCTCTATTAGCTTCATAATGAGCTTTATCTTTAGCAGCTCTCTCTTCCTTAGTCTGAGCCATAAGTAGCCTCCGCATGTTCAATCAGGAAGTCGAGATAGTGTCGAGCCTTCTTCAAGTCTTCAATGCCATTCTTGAACTTCCAGCGTGTGACATACTTGATGATGTTACCCTCACAGAAGTCCATCTCATTGGCTAGGATAAAGTCAATAGGCTGTATTGCTTGTACATGGTAGTGGTCACCACCTACTTGATGTTTCTTAGCTGTCATAGTCCCTCCTTAAGGTATTTAATTGCAGGCTGTAGCAGGTCTGTATCGTCCTTGAGCTTACCGCAGGTAGTACAGGTATGGCAGTCCATTACAACCCCTCTTTAAGAAAAGTGCGGACCCACATAGCTGTGATGTCAGACCTTACAATATCATCAATGCCAAACTCAATGATAGGCACAGGTAGTTGGTGCTTCTTAGCAAGATGTATAACCTTTGTCAAGCCATCTGCTTCCTTCAAGTCTGACTGCTGTACATCACCGTTAATCACAATAGTACTACCCTCACCCACACGTGTTAGGAGCATCTTGAGCTCATGCGTTGTAATGTTCTGCGCCTCGTCTACGATGATGAAGGCACTATCAAAGCTACGACCTCGCATTAGTGCTAGAGGAGCCATCTCTACATTGCCATTCTTGATAGCTGTCTCAAGCATACCCTTACCCCAGTGTTTCTCTAGTACGTCAAGCACAGGTAATGCCCAAGGGTAAGTCTTCTCTTCAAGTGTACCCGGAAGGTAGCCAATATCCTTACCTACAGCTACGTGCGGCCTTGTGATAACAATCTTGTCAATCTGCTTGAGTGTATACATATCAGCAGCAATAGTGGCAGTGATATATGTCTTACCTGTACCTGCCAAACCAAGCACAAACACTTGCCTGCTAGACTTGAGAGCATCTATAAGATCGCCCTGTTTAGCTGTTTTAGGTACAAGCCCCGAGGTAGGCTTGCTGTCAGCACCCTTATAGGTTGTCTTACGGCGTGTGCGTGACTGTTTCTTTGGTGGCTCTTTGTGGCTCATAGCTTAATAAGCTCCGCTTGTGTGTAAGGTATATGGAAGAACAGTTCGCCTTTCTGGATGTAGCGACCTGATGCTTCTCTTAGTGAGTCTGGCGTTAGTAGTGTATCCTTTATCCTCCATGCTTGTGTCATATCCATGCTGAATATATAGAAGTTTAACACCCCGTCAACCCCTTCCTGTTTATCTAAGAGGCGCTGCTTACGTTCAGGTATACGTATCTCTGTCCAGTGTGTCGGCCAGTCTGACTTCCAAGCTGTCTTAACTTCACACTCGTTGAAGTATGTATAGCCATCCTTCTGTGTCACTAGGTCTACACCAAAGTTCTCCTCGTTAGATACAACAACGTGGCCCTTACCTTCAAGGTAGGCCACGAGTGCTGCACGTGCAGGGGTGTCATAGGCGTCATAGAGTGCTCGGTTGAAAGCCTTACGTACTGCCATTAAGGTGCTCCTTCAACTCTGTGTAGCCGCCAATGAAGTTACCCTCAGGGTCATACAACTGAGGTACTGTGTTAGTAACCCTGAGCATCTTAACCATAAGGCTCATACTCTCGTCCTGTACGTCATAGATTTCAACCTCATGTCCGTGGCTTTTAAGTAACCCCAGCGCAGCATTACAGTACTTACAGTTAGCCTGAGTTAACATTACGTATCTCATACGTGTTTCCTTTTATGGTCTATACGCCATAGCGTAAGTTTATGACTTTTACGTCACAGAGTAAATGAGCAGTTTCTACACTTACTCAGGTGCGACTTAAGGGGGCCAGAGGCGCAATCTTAAGTCCGTTCCCTACTCATAATGGGCCGTGGCCTATTGTATAGGGAATTACGTCAGGTCAACAATCTCGCAGGAACCTACACAAGCTAATGTCTGGCTCCCTGCTGTGTTGTCTTCCAACTCATACTCTGAAAGTTTACTCCAGTCAATACCAGAAGGCATAAGAGAGAGCAGTTCTTGATACTCTGTCTTACCAATCTCCTGATAGGGTGCTTGCTGGTATGTATGCTCGCTGTAAGGTAGGAACGACACACCAGACATTTCATCGAAATGCTTATACACAAAAGACCCTACTTCAAACCATTCATCTTTCTTGACGTTGATAGTCACAGAGGGCTTGTGCTCACACCAGTTACGCTGGTAAGCCAACCACATCTCTAGCTGCTCAATAGCAGTCAGGTCTGAGGTGACTACAGCATTGTCAGGTGCCTTCATAGGGAAACTGAACACGACTGTGCTATCGGGTTTCATTACGTCAGGCTCGTTAGGGATACCTTGGTCTTTCATAAACTGTGTCAGAGGGTCTTTGATGTCTCCTCGGACGGTTCGGATGTAGTAGGGGCTGTGTCTGGCGTGGATACCTGAGGCTGAGTCCACCAGTTGACTGACAGTGCCAGAAGGCTTAACACAAGTAATAGCAGCAGAGGCTTGTATGCCCAGCTTTTCAGCCCATTCAGCATTTGTGTCAATAGCGATTTGTTTAAGATGTTCAAGTGTCTTCTCCAGTCCTGCATTTTTTGTAGTCATTAAAGGGTTGTCCATAATGCCTGTCAGACTTACGCCCAACAAACGCTCTTCTTCTGTGTTCTTCTGCCACATCTTGCGCAGATAGGGAAACTTGGTATAGCTTGACTGAATAGTGCCAAGTATAGTAGCCAAGCGTACCTTACGTTCAAGTGACTCTATGGTATCTGTAGCACGTACTACTACCTCTGTCAAGTTGCAGAACTGGTATGGTCGCAGGATAATCTCTGAGCAAGGGTTGGTGCCGAACTCATAGTCAGCATCACGGCGACCATTCTTGGCGGCTTGTACCTTAGATGCTTGGCGGTTAAAGACGCCACGTTCACCAGAGCCGGACTCTACCAGAGCCATCCACTCCCGCATAAACGACAGGCTGTCTGGCTTCTCAGTGTAAGACACAGAGTTGTTAGCCAGTGCTCGTTGCGGGTTGTTCTCCCACCAGCTACCCGACTTAGCATGGCGCATACGGTCATCTGATAGGTTAGACAGGCTGATCATAGCAGAACGGCGCACACCACCAACCACTACAACTTCACCGATCTTACACATGATGTCGTGGCACTCAAGAGAGCTAAGCTTACGACCCTGTGCTTCCTTGAAGCTACGAATGACAAAGTTAAACAGGTCAACCAGAGGCGCTGGGCCTGATGCACGACCGCCGAATGTCTTAAGCTTAGCACCTGCTGGGCGTACACGAGTAACGTCCCACTTAGGAACCTCACCACTATACAGGAGTGCAATAACTTGACGCAGAGCCTTAGCCCAACCCTCTTTACTATCCTTGACGACGATAGTGGTGTCACTCTCGAACAGCTCAGGTACTTCTGGGAGCTTAGTGATGAACTGGCGCTCGACAGAGAAGCCTACACCCGTACCGCAGAGCAGAATGAACATAGCCTCATCGAAGGACTTAGGGTCATCTACGGGTAGATATGAGCAGTTATAACCTGCTGTGTTGTCTCGGTCAAGCGCTGGGCCTGCAGTCATAAGTGCTCTCATAGAAGGCATGACTGACAAGTCCATGATAGCCATGCGAAGCTCGTCAGCTGTATCTTCGGGTACTTTCTTGCCTACAAGATTGTTGATGTAGCGGTCTACAGTTTCACTCCATGTCTCTCGGCGTCCTGCATCATCCAGCCATCGTGCGTAGCGACTGCAGTGGATGAACGACTGGTAGTCTGTCGGTAGGTAGTTATTCATCGTTGTTTAACCTCTATGTGTTTAATTTGTGCGCCATCTATGTCGTATATGAGGTCTTGAATCAACTCAGTGACTACTTCCTCATACATCTCTTCTGATATAGGAAGGATGTTATCCTCTTCGTCTATATCTACAGTCATCCTAATGTCAAACTTCATGCTGCCTTTCCTAGTAGGTCTGTGAGGTCGGGCTTCTTATAGTTAGGCCCCTTCATAACCTTGCCATCATCACGTAGCACAGGGTTGCCATTACTGTCAAGCTTAGACATGTTGCTAGTATGCACACGAGCAAAGGCTTCCATGAATACCTTTTCTCCGTAGTGCTCCAAGCCACTATCTAATGCACGACTTACCTTCCCTTGCTGCTTGATCACGGCCTCACGTTCCTGCTCTCGCATTAGCATACCTACATGCTCTGTGGCTGTAAGTGCTAAGCCTGTAGATACATATAGCAAATCACACAACTCTTTCAAGTGCTCTGCTGTGCCATACTTCTCTGCAAGCAACTCCTGCATCTCTTCATCAATGAGGCTAACCCACAGGCGAGGGTCAAGTGATCCATTGAAAGCTACAATGAACTCGGCTACCTTTTCGTGAGGCATTTGTGGTTTCATTGCATCCATATCATCTTGGCTAATCACGGGTGTTTCTCCTTTACTGCTCATGCACTGCCTTCTGTCTTAGTCCAACGATTAAGTGTATACACGTTACCTTCCTTGTGTACAACCTCTTCGTTCCCCTCTAGGTCGTCAACATCAATACCCATCAAGTAGTTGCGGTGATCCTCTACTGCATCATACAAGTCAGGCTCTTCTCGTGCTAAATCCAAGAAGGCTGACATCATAGTAGCCATGTTGAACACGTGAGCCTGTACATCAGTAGGTACAGGTGTGTCCTCATGGTTACTCAGAGAGATGCTAACCTCCCCTGCCCAACCATCAGGGTCTGTATAGCCTCGTGGCCGGATAATGATAGCCAGCTCGTCTTCCTTTAGTGTGTAGCTCATTAAGTCTTCCTTTTTGTTTTAAGCTCAATGCGTTTCTCTTTAATGATAGAGCCTTTTTCTTGCAGCCACTCTTCTGGTATTACACGGTGCGCCCACTTAAAGCCATTCTTATCACACCAGTCACGGTAGCGAGACTTGGCACCCTTGTACAGCTTTGCATTAGCATTACTAAAAACAAAGCGTATGTCTAGCTCTGGGTGCTGTTTGTGTATCTCAACATGTTTACGCCTATCAGCTGAGTCAAAGATGCCCTTACTCTCAATGATGATACCGTTGTCTAGCTGGAAGTCAGGCGTGTATACTCGGTACTTCAAGTCCTCCCATTCTACCTTTAACTCCTCATACCTGACTGCATCCTGTTTGTCTTTTAGCCACGCAGCAATCTCAACTTCAAGACCGCTGCGGTAGCTCTTTAGGTGCTTACGCTTCACCTGTTTCCTCCTCTTGCAGATACTGTGGATCAACAAGCACGTAGTCCACCATAGGAGGTACTTGTGCAGTAGACTTAACAGCAGGGAGAGTTTGCAGGTTAGGCCAACACTTGTGCTTAAACGAACAGAAGCCACACTCTACGCCTAGCTTTAGGTTACCTGTAGGCTTACGGTAGTGTGTCTCTGGGACCGCCTCATAGCACCGCTCAAAGGGCTTGTCCTCGTTAATGTAGGATACAGTAGCCTCAATGTCTTTAAGCGCTGTAGCAGTGTCTATATCGCCTGCTGTGACGTACTTAAACTCACCGTTAGCCTTGTTGACAACCCACCAACCGCCAACCTCTTTGTTAGCAGCAGTAGCGTAGCCTACAAGCTGAGAGATGTAGCCGAAGCTGTCACCCTGAGCCAGAGCCTCTAGGCTAGCAAACTTGTTCTTGTATGACCAAGGGGATGCTGACTTAACGTCATCCACTTTGCCATCCATAACCATGTCATACTCGCCGTTAATCTCTGTACCGTCACTGAGCTTAAGGGTTACCTTTTCATTGTCTTGAAACTCTACTCCAGCAGCACGAAGAAGCCCTTTGAATACTGCCTCCACAATATCCCCAATGATCATGTTCATCAGGAAGTGTGGGGGCAGTGGTGTTTTATCCTCTGGGTCATTCTTATCAAACCACAGCTGACAAGTAGGACGCCCAATGTTGGACATCCTGAGTCTAAACTTGTCACGTGGCCCGCTGCTGAACTGTTTCTCTAGGGCAGCCTCGACATCCGCAGCTACTTGCTTACGGATGCCTTCTGCCATGTCTGTCTCACCCTTAGTAGCACGAGCTAGAAAGTCGTAGACAGCCAGTTCAGCATGGTGATTCATATCAGTCTGCCTCTTCTACATTGACAAACTCTGCTACGATACCTGCATCAGCTTCTGAGATACCCTCCTTATGGCTCTCCTCCCACTTCTGCAGAATATAAGAGTTCTGGTATTCAATGTAGTCCATGAAGTCTTTGAGGATAACTTGATCCTCCTGAGTGATGTCTACTTTATCACCCGGCTTAAACGTCATAGTAGCATATGTGTTACCATTAGGGAGCTTGCCTTCATCTGTACCAAGCTGGAAGGTATACTGAATAGCAAGGATGTTTTTGCGTGTCAGTGTTGCCAGTGCTGCATCAAGAGCTTTAGAGCTTGAGGGTGGTACCTCAAATACAAACGCTGTAGGCTCGTCAATAGCATCAACAGAGTTACCCTCTTCATCTGTAACATCTGTAGCTGTGAGAAGGCCAAACACAATTTTCTTACGCTTAATGCTACGGATCAAGTCTTTAGTCTTCTGAGGTACTGCATCCCAGTCTTCAATGTAACCAGTAGGACGACCGAGGTTGAACCCGCCCATGTTATCCTTGAGGTCACCCTTAAGGTCTGTGCTCATTACAGTCTTAGCCATAAACTCCTGCTCTGAGTTCCACTTGCTCCACTGCTGACGTACAGCGAATACACGGATAGTAGGGTTAACACTGTAGACTACCTTGTCGTCACCGAGGCTAATCTTGTATGCACCTGCTGGTACAACCTCAGTCTTTACCTTCTTACCTGCTACTTCCATGGTACCCATGATAGCGTTGTGGATAAGGTTAACACGAGGAAGTGATGCTGATCGTGTCTCGCCACCAGAAGTAGATACACCGATGGCCTCTGCCATTGACATACCCAAGTCGATGTTCGTTGCTAGCTCTGTACTCATTTATAGACTCCTTTTTGAGTTGAGAAAGATGATTAGTTATACTCAAGTGGCCCTGCTGTGTCAAGCAGTTTTAAGCCACATCTTTGTTTTCTAGCCAGTTAGGCCCTAGCTTAGCTTCAAGCAGCAGTGGCACATTCATTGTGACCCCATAAGCCTTCTCCACCAGCTCATTAAGCCCGTTATTCATGTCCTTGATAATCTGAATAACTTGCTCTGTTTCTGCTGGATGCACGTCAATCACCGCAGAGTCATGCACAGAGTTGACCAAGCAGGAGTTTAACCCCTTCAAGTTCTTCTCCAGTTCAATCAACACTACAGGAACAACATCTCCAGTTGCGAAGCCCTGCACAGGGTAGTTCTTGATCATTGTGAAGTGTGTCACAGACCCGTTACTACGCCGTGAGACATCAGGAAAGGCATACTGTCTTCCGCTGACATTGGTGATCTTCTGGAAGCGTAGGGCTTCATTGCCTAGCTCCTTGTGCCACCGGGCTACACCCTTATACTTCGTAGTGAAGTGCTCGTAGTAGGCTGCTACAGCCTTGCTTCTGCCGTAGCCTGTTGCACCAAAGAGAGGTGCAAAGGTGTGGGCCTTAGCCTCCTGACGTGTGGTAGGTTCACCTGCATCTGTGATAACTTGAGCAGTGTAGCTGTGAACGTCAAACCCTGTAGCAATCTCCTCCATGGCTGTGGTGTCTTGGCTTAGGAATGCAGCAGCACGGAACTCCAGCTGAGCAAAGTCAGCCTCCATGATCTGTCCGCCCTCCCAGCGTGACACAAAGACTTTCTTTACTGGGAACGTCCCTCCTCTGGGCATGTTTTGCATGTTTGGGTTGCGTCCAGAAAATCTACCTGTACTGGTGATGTGCTGGGTAAGCCCAACGTGGAGGAACCCGTCTGGCTTGGTGTAGACACTGATCCCGTCCACAAAGCTAGACAGATAGCTACTAATAGCAGATAGGCGCTTAAGGTCCCCAAGAAAAGCCACAGCACTGTCCATGTTGTTGCTTTTAGCAGTAGCCATAAGAACATCAAGATTATCTTTACTTGTCGAGAAACCATTAGCGCTTACCCATTTCTTGTTTGGTGCAGAGAAACAGAGACCTGCCACTGCGTTTGTCTCTTTGAGTTGATAACCTCGTGCATCACAATCCTTACACTTGTTAGGTCTTGCATACCGTGTACCATCCTTCTTAACTTTGTATGTCTTACCTTCACCGCTACAAGTAGGGCAAGTGAAAGCCTTAGTGCGTTTGATCACAGAAGTGTTACAATCTACTGCAAGCTTAAACTCTTGTGCAGATTCTACAAAGTCAAACAGCCCTACCCACTCCTTCTTATTGATCAGACGACGAGAGAAGACTACCTGTGAGACTTGCTCTGGTGAGTTAAGGTTGATAGGTGTGTCACCCATAAGCTCACGTGTCTTGCGGGCTAACCTCTCTTCAATGTCAGCCTTCTCCTGCTCAAACTCCAGCCTTACTTCTTGAAGGGCTGTTGCATCCACCCTGATCCCTGACATGTACATTCTTGTGAGGGTCTTACAGGTGTCGAAGGTGACTTGTTTGACGTTGTGTAGGGAGGCTGACTCTGGTTTTGCAAAGTCTTGTTCAATGGCAAGGAACAGCTCCCTAGTAACGTCGAGGTCACGCCTAAGGTAAAAGCTAAGCTCGGCCAGAGGTATCTCATTAGTGTTGTAGCCCTCCTTGAAGTATTTCTTGAGTGTGTCATCTTTCTGAAACTCCAACTGTCTGCGTTCAGCACAAGCGTCCATGCTAAGTGGTTCCTTCTGGCCACGCAGAAGCAGATACTCTGCAAGCATGGTATCGTATATCTCACCGTCATACTTAAAGCCAGACTCCCACAGCCACATCAAGTCGTGCTGTGCGTTGTGCATGATAAGCTGTGTTGTGTTGTCTAGCAGTAGTTGTATCTTCTTAGCCTGTATGCCTCCTACGTCTTGCTTCTCTTTATGGTTAAGCGTGAAGATGTTTGTCTCGTCAGTGTTGTCTACATTCTGTGTCCCTACCTGCACAAGCTCAAGGCCCGGCTCAAAGGGGTCCAGTAGCATCTTGCCATCACGTTTAACTGTTGTGTTTTCTACGTCTAAGAC